TGAGGAAGCGGAGGCTGTTGTTGGCGGCGGTTGTGTCGGCGCGGGCTTGGACGGTCATGGTGCGCCGTCGGGTGAGGTTCGCCAGCGAGTCCGCGGCCACCCTCGTGTCGACGTCGACGCCGATGCGGACTTGGCGGCGCTGGATCAGGTTGCGGATCTCCTGCGCCGCGACACGCGTGTCCACGCTGGCGCGGATGTTGACGACGCGGTCCGCGGTGAGCCGGTCGAGCTGGGTCTGTACGCGCCGGTAGGCGGCGTCGGAGATCTTCGGTAGGACGGAGACCTCAACGTCGCGCATCTTCAGCTGGGTCAGCGCTGTCTTGTCGAGGTCGACGCGGACTTTCATGACGCGGGGGCGGGTGAGGCGGTCGAGTGCTGTTCGTGCTTCGCGGTCGTCGAGTTCGACGCCGATCTTGACTTTGTTCTTCGACTGCCGCAGCCGCTGCATGGCGCGGTCGTAGCCGGACTCGTCGGCGGTGACCTCGACGAACCCCTCTGCGATGCGAAATGAGCCGGCCACGTCCTACCCTCCCTGCCCGATGCTGACCAGGCCGGGGAATTTCGCCCGGAACTGGGTCAGGCTCAGCTCTGTGGTGTCGTCCCGCGGGGGTGCGGGGGTGCTGCTGGTGCGGGTTGGGGTGGAGCGTTCGCGTTCGTTCTCGGCACGGGCGGCCATGACGCCCGAGTAGGCGGTGAGCCGGTGCGCCAGCGCGAAGTAGCGGCGGGCGGAGATGTCGTCGTGTTCGAGGTCGATGCCGTAGATGGCGAGGAAGTCCGCGTCCAAGTCGTCGAGGTGGTCGAGGACCCAGCCGGTCTGTGCGGTGCGTTCACCGACCGTGTCTGTCCACGGGGCGGTGAGGAGCATGTCCGCGAGTTGGGTCAGCCAGTTGGGGCTTTTCCCTCCTTGCCTTCCGCCTGCCCGAGCGCGAGGTCGACGATGAGTTTCACGATCCGTTCCAGCTGGTCCTCCTTCACTGCCTTGGACTGCTCCAGCGCCATGTAGGCGTCCTCGCCGAGGACCCGGATGAGGAGCGGCGGGGTGGCGAGTTCGTGCCCGGACTCTCGTGCGTGGCGCAGGTACTGGAGGGCGACGCCGGGGGGGATCTCGCGGGGGATCGTGTACTCGGTGTCGCCGATGTAGAACAGCGGCACGCGGTCCTCTTCGACTTCCTCGTCGGCGGCGATCCGGATGGGTTCGAAGTCGGCGAGCGGGTCGGAGACGGCTGCGGTGCGGGGCGCCGCAGCCTTCTTCCGTGCTGCGGTGGTCTGGCGGGTACGGGTGGTGGATGCCATGGGTGGTGCTCCTCGGGTGGGCAGGGACAGGGTGCGGGTTAGCTGACTTCGTCGGTGATGTGGAACGGTGCGATCACCGAGCTGACGTAGTGGCCGGCGAACTTGACCGGAATCAAGGTCTGCTTGTCCTTGGTGTAGGCCAGTTCGGACGATTCGGTGTTGAGCATGCGGCGGCCGATGATGCGGCGGCGGAGCTGTTCGGGGGCGTAGCCGTCGAGGATGACGGCGAAGTAGTTCGGCTGCGTCGCGGAGCTGGTGACGTTGGGTTCGAAGGACTCGTATCCCGAACCCGAGGCGCTGGTGCCGCCGTTGAGGCTGACGGACAGGTTCGCCAGCGTCGCCTCAGCCAGCGACGTCTCGATCATGAAGTCCTGCTTCGTCAGCCTGCTCCCTACGCGCAGGGTGATCTGGTCGACCTCCAACTCGCTGTAGGTCTGGTCGACGGTCAGCTTCACGCCGTCCTGCGTGCCGCCCATGTCCGTCCACGACGACGCAGGCGGCGCCGCGTTCACGGCGGTGTCGGCGGGCTCAGTCGCCCCGTACGCGCCCTTGTAGAGGGTGCCCGGTCCTTGGATGAGGTTCTCGGTCGAAACGGCCATGGGTCAGCTCTCCTTGCTGCGCGGCGTCCCCGAAACGGCGACGGGCTTCTTGACGGTCGGCGCCGGTCCGGCGTCGGTTTGCGGGGCTTCGGCCGCAGGCTCGTCCTCGACGAGGAGGCCCTGCCGCTTCAGGTCGAGGTACTCGATGTCATCGACCTCGACCGTCAGGTCGGGTCGCATGGTCGTACGGACGGTCGGCATTACGGGTAGTCCTCTCGCCGAAGTGGAAAGCGGTGGTGGGAGAACTGCGGCAGGAACGGCAGCTCGATCGTCTGCTCGGGCGGAATAGACCGCGGGCACGGCACGATGCGAATGTCGCCGGTGAGGAGGAACTCCAGTTCGCCCCGGCTGTTGTGGACGATGACGCGCCCCATCCAGGTGAGTAGGTCCCCGCCGAGGCTGGCGTCCTGGATGGCGTAGCGGCTCATGCGGGTACCTCCGTCCAGGCGATGACGAGGCCGGGGATGCTGTAGCGGGCATAGGAGGAGGCGTCGTCGTGGATGCGGCGGTGCTCGCCCGTCGTGTACGCCGACAGCACCTGCGCCTGGGGGTAGCCCGTGGGCAGGGTGAGGCGTTGCGGGATGGCGGGGTGGTCGTAGCAGGCGGCCTGGATCGCTTCCGCGAGGGCGGCAGCCTTGTTCCATGGCGGCTTCTGCGAGTCGGGGTTGACGGCCCAGCAGTCCACGCCGATCGCGGGCTCCCGCAGCGGCACGTACAGGTTGGGGGTGCCGCCTGCGACGACGAGCGTGCAGAACCCGGACGCCGCCCACGTCGTGTTGTCCTTCGGGAGGGTCGTGGCGACGCGATCACCGACCACGGTCTTCAGCCAGGCGGCGGCGACGAGTTCGGGCGTGGCCCGCAGACGGAGGCTCATGCGGTCCTCCGCTGGAACAGAGCCGGCCGAAGATACGGATTCGGCGCGGTGCCGGGGTGGTTGACGCGCGCGACGGGATGGTCCGCGCCGGGCCAGTACAGGGCCTTCTTGTTGCGCGGCGTGATGACGTGCGCGGCAGTACCAAGCTCCACATCGGTGGAGTAGTTGCAGTCCAACGAGCCGACCCGCAGCACCTTGTCATGGCACTCGGCGCGCAGAGAGTCGTGCAGGCGGCCAGAGCGCTTCGGCACGAAGTCGCGGGCATCCCCGAGGATGGCGGCACCGATGGTGTCTTCCATCCACTCGTTGATCGCCGCGTCGACGTGTGCGCGTGCAGCGGGGTCGATCCGCACACCGGATCGCGCCATGGCCGCCCTCCTCTCCAGAGAGTGGTCTCGTACGGTGGCCGCCCGGTCTCCCCGAGCGTGTGGCCTATTCGGTTGGTGATCGCGTTGCGGGCAGCCGCAAAGTGATCAAGTCGTGCGTCGAAGGTCCAGCCGTCGGTCCACTGCGATCGCCGGGTTGGTCATCGCGGACACCGAGTCGACGATGTACGTCGCACCAGTCCGCTCATCCCGCAGCCGGTCCTGGTCCGTCACGTCCGTGTCCGCCGGAACCCTCGCCACGGCGTAGCGGACGATCCGGGGTGTCGGGTCGTCCCGGGTTGTCACCCGCCGGGACTGCTCGATCAGCGACGCCGGAATGCCCGTGTACAGGGCTGTGTCGGTGTCCTGCTCGTCGCCCCACGCATCCGTGGTGGTGCCGCGCAGGATGCTGACCCTGGTGGTGGCGATGGCCTGCATCAGCCACCCCCGTGATAGGGAGCCCACGCCAGCGAGTCATCCGCCGAGTCGGAGAGGACGTTCCCGACCGGGCCAGCCCCCTCCACAGCGGAGCGGATGTGCACGGTCCTGGACCGCATCCACGACACCCTGCGCAGCGCGCGGGCCGCCATCGGAGCAAGGACCAGGCCGTCACCCTGCAGCGTGGTCGAGACCTGATCCTGCTGGATCTGCGTGGCATCCAGCCGCGTCTCCAACCCGAACTGGCCCGCGATCCACGCTGCCTGACGGGCGACGGCCCGGCCCAGCCAGTAGAGATCCCGCGTCCGGAGTCGCGCCGTGTCGGCGTACACCCGGTTCGTGAAGATCTCGATGTCGTCCTGCGCCTGGGCAAGCTGCGCATCGGTCACCGACACACCCGTGGTGTTCAGGACCTGCTGCGCGGTAGCCCAGGCGTCGACCATGACCTATGCCTCCGGCTTGCTGCTGCTGGTGTCGCCGCCAGCGGCTTCGATGACGTCACGCGGGGTGGTGGTGTCCTCCGGGTGGTGGTCCACCGAGGCGGGCACCGTGTCGACCGAGTACGTGAGCGTCAGCGACACACCGTCGGGGTGCTCCTCAGAGCCGTCGAAGCTGATGTCTCCGCGCGGGTGCAGGCCCCGCTGGATCGCCTCGTTCACAACGCCGGCCTTGTTCGCCTCGTGCTGGTACTCCTCGCCCGTCCAGTCGCGGCCGAGGACGACGAACTCCTTGACGAAGCGCGTCCCTTCCGAGCCGTCGGCGGACCGCTTGTCGACCTCGACCTCGGGCGCGCCAGACTTCGCAGGGAACTGCTCCTGCTCCAGCCGCTCACGCTCGCTGGGCTCGGCCTGCTTCTCTACGGTGCCGGCCTTGTCTGCGGGCTTGCTGCTGGTGGTCTTCCTCGCTGCCACGGCTCACCTCCCTGCCTAGAGCCACACCGCCCGGAGCCGTCGGGCGGTGTGGCGTACGGGGGTGGTTAGCCGACGAGGATCGACGCGCCGGCGGGGTGGCCGTAGGCGAAACCGCGGCGGGCGCGCATCTTGAGGATGGACTCGTCGGTGAGCGCGGACAGTCCGTCGCGGCCGTCGATGAACACGGACTCCGGGCCGGAGCGGACGCCGAGGAGGAGGAGCTCCGGGTTGACGAACGCCATGATCGGGCGGCCAGTCGGAGCCGAGGTGGCGGTCGCGGACAGCTTCGCGCCGAGAGACCAGCGGACCGGGACACTGAAGATGGTGTCAGGCGTGCCGGACAGGCCCTCCATGAAGATGGGCCGGTTCTGGTCGTCGAGGACCCCGCGGAGGCTCTTGCGGAACGCCGGGTGGGCGATCGCGACCATGTTGCCAGGGTCGAAGTAGTCGCCGGATTCGACGTCACCGATGGCGGTGGAGAACTCGGCGTACGTCGGCGCGCCTGCGCTGGAGGCGGTGGTGATGTTGTCGCCGCCGGTGTAGCTGAGGTTGGAGTCGGTGGTGTTCAGCAGCTGGTACAGCGACGTGAACGGGATCGTGGTGCCGTTCTCCGCGGCGGACACCGCGAGGGACGCGTTGTCGATCATCTTCGCGTAGGACTTGCCCCAGCCCATCATCTTCGCGTTGATGATGTTGGCGACGGAGTCGTCGATGTCCTCTTCGGCGATCCGGACGGCCTTGCCGAATTTCCTCGCGGTGAGGAGGACTTCGTCGTTGAGGCTGACGTCCTCGCCGTAGGTGCCGCCCTTCGCCACGACGTCCACGCCCATGCCCGCGGTGCGGGGGACGTGCTTGGTGTCGGAGCCCATGGGGATGCGGGAGGCGAGCGCCTCGACCGCGGACAGCTGGTTGACGGTCTGGATGACTCGGCTGGTCTCCCACTCTTCGGGGATCCACGCTTCGAGCGTATTGCGCGCCATTGAGGCCCTCCTGCGGGCGGCGTGATGGGGAACGAGTTGTGGGCTCGGGCCCCATCACGGGCGCCTTCGCAAGCAAGGGCGGTGAGGTACTCCGATCACCGGAGTAATTCACCTGGTGATGAATATACCTTCGGTCGTCAAGCCCTGCCGAGAATCCGCGCAGCGTGGATCTCCGCCGTCGACTTCGGCTTCTCCACCGCCGCCGGACGCGGTGCGCCCGTCGGACGGGCCTTCGGCTTCTTCTCCCTGGGCTCGAACAGCTCCGGCCACTCGGCGCGCAGGCCCTCAACCTGCTCATCCAGCCCGAGGACTTCGCCGTCGTCCTCCACGCTCAGATCGCTCACGTCGATGAGCTTGAGGAGCCGTGCCAGCCGCGCCTCGGTCTTCTCCTTGTCGCCTTCGACCGCGGCCGTGGCCCCCGCCTGGATCAGCGCGGCGCGGGCGGCCTTCTTCACCACGATCGGCTTGTACCGCGCCTCGGCCTTCTCCGCTGCTTCGCGGATGGCCTTCTCTGTGTCGGTCTCCTGCTCGCGGTGCTTGTCGCGGAGTTCGTTGAGCTGCCGCTGCACGTCGAGCTTCTCCTGCTTCCGCTTCGCGAGGGTGCGGCGCACGCGCTCCCACTCTTCACGCGACGGAGGCACGTACTCCTCGTCAGGCTCCGGGTCGGTCTTCTGCGTTGGCGGCTTGGGCTTCGGTGTCTCCTTCGACTCCGTCCCGTCCTCGGTGTCGGCTTCGTCGTCGGGGGTGTCGTCGACCTCGACCTCGATGTCCGGACTGTCGTCGTCGGTCTCGGCTCCGCCCGCGATGGGGTAGATCGGCCGGCCGTCGGCGCGGTGGCCGAGGATGGTGCTGGGCGGCACGCTGATGCCGTCCGTGTCGGTGTTGGGGTGGATGCCCATGGTGTTCTCCCATCACGGGGTTGGCGGCGGCCCGTCACGGGCGCCGGGGGTTTATGCGGCAGCAGTGAAGTTGCCGGTTCGTAGGGCGCGGCGGGCGCGAGCGTCGACAGCGGGCAGCAGGTCGGACTCTGAGCGCAGGAGTTCACGTACGGCCCGCAGCCGCGCCGCACGGGACTCCGACGGGCGGGCGCGCCCGTACGCGATCGACCGGTGCGCCTCCCGCCGCAGCGCCAGCGGGAACGGAATGCCAGCGGCTACCCACGCGTCGTCCCACGGAACTGCCCGACAGCGACAGTTGCTGTGCAAGGGCGGCCCCTCCACCGCAGCCGCCCCGATACGGCGCTGCCGCGGATCCCACGACAGGCCACCCGGAAACGGCTCCCCAACCGGCACGACACGGCCGGTGTAGGCCAGGCAGCGCGTACACGCATCCGCCTCCGACACCCACACCCGGCTCGGCGCCGAAGCGCTGGCCACAGCGTCCAGCCCTTCACGGACCGCGGTGTTCACCACCCACGCGATGTGCGCCCGCACCGCAGGCAGCACAGCGCGGGCCGCACCCACGCCAGCGAGGAGGTGCGTCCATCGGGTCACGCGGTCCGGGTGCAGCAGGAACAGGGCGCGGTCGCGGCGCTCACGCACCATGTCCCCGATCCGCCGCGCCTCACCACGCAGCAGACGCCCCACCCGCGGGACCGTCGGTGTTCTCGGGGTGCCGCCGGATGCCTCCCGGACGAACGCCACTCCCTGCGCGACTCCTAGCGTCAGCGCCTGACCGAGCACATCCTCCAGCGCGGTCGAGCTCCGGGACGCCACCTCGTCCAGCAGGCGCCGGACGGCCGCCCGCACGGCCGCCAGGATCTGCCGCAGCACTTCCCCACTGCTGGCTGGCTGGTCTGCGGTGCCGAACGCGCGGACCCACGCGGTCAGCGTCCGCCGAATGAGTGCTTCGACCGCGGAGCCGCTGTCGCCGAGGACCGTGTCCGCAACGCCGTCTTCCAGGTCCTTGACTGCATCGGTGTGGTCGTCCTGGACGAGGCGGGCTAGGCGTTCGCTGCGGTAGGCCATCAGTCGGTCTCCTGCGTCCCGGCG